TTTAGCATGTAATTGCGATATGTTTCATCCTCTTTGTTTAAGGTGATTGAACCATCAACGGTAAATTGCTGGCTCAACACATCTTCTGGCTCAACTGTTCCCAGCACCCTATCGAATATAGCATTGCGTTTGATGTTCAATGTTAGGGATTTGAGCGATATGGCTGACGAAGCAGCCAGCGAAGCGGTATCGGCTGCTAATTTAAACACCAAATGTTGATGCAAAAACTTGCTACCAATCCCAGTGAAGTCTGCGGTTTGGGTTGTCCAGTCTCTACCGACCTTGCTCATTATTGTGGCACTGGCTTTAACAATTGCATCTTGTTCAATCGTGATAGTTAATCCTGAAACCACGCTCAACGGGTACATCTTATTTGTGTCGGGGTCTTGATACAAAAACGATACTGATTGTGGTTGATTGCTATTACTTAGCGTATAGGCATGCGTATATGTCGGGCCACCGCTCGATGATGGCGATGCACCTATCAATGATGTTAAGAAAAGACCAATCTGAGTGTCGTTAAGTTCAAATTCAACCTCGCCCTCGGCGTGTTTTCCTGTTACATGGTTGGAATCACTACCCTCAATCCGTCCCAGTCCTTCTTCTTCTCTGGCTGTTGCGGTTTTGTCATCCATTGAGATTGTTACTCGTGGAATCCAAAAAGTCGGGTTGACTGCTGTTCCCCTCGTAGCTTCTTTGGCAACTCCCAGTGTTCCCCTACGTCCTACAAACTTTGTCATATTTCTCTCCTATTATACTGAGTAGTCCGTATGGACTCTCACTGTTAATTCAGCACTATGCGCATATCCGCCTTCGTACTCTACTTCACTAAATACCACGTCCAATGCGTCAAGGTAAAGAACTTGACTGCTGAATTGCCCCAATTCGTAATCCGAATCAAGTGCATTTATAATCTCCTCTACCACCTGGCCGATGGCTTCGTGGGCATATTGCATCCTGTCATCATCTATGTTTTGCAGGCTTTGCCCCACATTGAATAGAGTGATAATCCTAAAACCGTAAATTCGGCGATTCTCAGCAGTTGACCAAAATTCGCCCTCCATATCCCCTTGCAATACAAGCACAGTGGGATCGCCCTCAAATGGGAGCTTGGGATAGGTATAAACCTTATGTACAGAGTCAAGTTCATCAATTTTGTTTCTGATTTGTTCTCTAAGTGTTCGATTTAATGATGTACCCAAAGTCATGTTTTCCTCGCTACGTTCTTAAATGTTTTGTCCATTGATACTTTCAGGGTCTTAGGTAGTTTAGGTCGCATAATATCTACCGCTTTTTCAAGGAATGGGCGTGGTTGCGGTTGATTAATTCCAGCATGGACATAAGGAGCGTAATCCACCTGCTTGAAACCATGCGCCCTCGGTGAAATTGAGGCAGATAATTTCTTGTATCTGATACTCGGTAATATACTTGCTTTCAATCTGCCAGTCCTTACATAACCCGACTTGGCAGGTGGTTGGCGGTAAATCATAATTTGCGTTTGGTTGACTGCTTCACGAGCGATCTTCAAAGTAGCCACCCTGATATCTTTGCGCAATCGTAGCTTCCACTCAATATCCGCCGCGCGCATAGCCGATCTAAACCTATTCAAATTGGTCAACCGCACCTTGACTATTGCCACTAATCCCTCCCTATCAGGATTAAATACTTGTGATCTAACAAACCCGCCCCTGAGTGAGTCGAAACGCCAGTTACATCATAGGTATTGCCACTAGATACAATCTGGTCGCCCTCTTTTACGGGAACTGTGCTATCAATCCAACACTCATAAGTCTTGCCTATCCTGCCCCCTGCTTGTGCAATTCTGGTTTGCTCAATCGGCTGTATATCCGCATTATAGGCGGTGAATGTCGCTGAAAACGCCCACTTAATACCCGATGTGTTGCGCTTACGTCTGAGTGTAATGTCGTGCGATGCAAAAAATATTGTCATTTGTGGGCCAAAATAGGCGGTTCGCAGTATCGAGATAATGAATCATCTAGTCCAAGTTGCTCAATTAAGCTTGCCCCCTGCATAGGCTGAAAATACTCAATCTCACGTTGCCCTTCTTCTTTACGTTTCACACCTGAGCCAGTAGTAGCATTATCCACCAAATAGGCTGCCAACGTTACACATGCCTCAGATAAATCTGATGGAATGGTGGCGAATCCGGCATCATAAGTGACTCGATAACGATTCCAGTGTTTTGTAAATGTGAACAATGCGTCTAAAACACCAGCACCCACATCTGTGAAATAAAGCTCTGTGCCTACTGTTGTCCAATCGTTCTCATTTGTGGTTGTATCTCTTTGCTGTAATTGACTGAGAGTAATTATCGGTCTGGATTTCAGAATCAATTGGTTCGTTCCTGTTCCGTCATATTCTTCATCGGTGTATGTAGTTTCAGCCAAGTGGCGGCCATTGTGTAAAGCGCAAAATCCCTCGATCATGTCGGTGGCTTGGTTAATTTTGCGAATTATAAGATTATCCTTTGATGTATCGCCTGCACTAATTCCCAATGTTTCCTTAACGTCAACCAATGTTGTTAGCGCATAACTAAGAAGACTGGCCATTTCCCTTGCCTCGCTTGTTCTTAGCTCGTCTAAGAGCTTTTACTTTGTAATCGGTGTCATTGACCATATCTTTTGACAATACCGCATAGCCAGCATCTAACAAGCCAAATGCAACGTTGTTTGTTTCAACTATAACCTGCCCGGCTTTGTAATTCTGGTGGTCTCTGATGATCTTAATCCTTTGCATAATACCCCCACTCAAGCCCCCCTAAAGGAGCAAGAGTCGTTTTACTACGGTGCGCCGACACCCGTTATCTCAATAACTGGTTCGGTTCTGGTCAATTCACCATCAACACGTTTCTCAACTCGTACATATGTTAAGTTACGTTCAAAGGCTGATTGACTGGCAACAGTAGCTTCATCAGACACCCGAATATCAATTCCCTCTCGGTCAGCGATAATGTAGTGGCTGAAATCTCCGAAGAACACCTTGCCATCACCTATGTCGTTCTGCTCATAGATGGGGCGACCACGTAGCGTGGGAGTCGGGCCACCTGCCAAGTCGGACACAAGATAGTTGTTGTTTCCGTCTTTGAGCGTGTGAATCCTCTCAAGTGTTCGAGAGTTGGCTACGAATACACCACGATTCCTATAGCCCTGACTTAATCTGTGGTATGCCTGAATTAGTGCATCAGCACGAGAGGCATCAGATAGTCCGGCGGTAATCGTTGTGAATGTGTAGTTGTCAACTCCTGTTGGTTGTCCCGTACCGCTTCCAACCCAGAATGCCCGATCTTCTGTTTCCGCAAGGGAACGCCCTTGAAGTTGTGCAACTTTGGAAACAATAGACGGCGATACACCAAGTGTCGCATCAGCGACTAACTCATTGGATAATCCTACGATGGATGCCAAAGAGTATGGTGTCAACTGAATCTCAGTAAAGTCAACCGTTGTGGTGGACTTGACCGCTGCCTCAGATCGCCAGCTTGCTTTAGGTCGTGAACCAAGTATAGGAACATGGAGCGTATCACTTGTAGTGGTCATTACATCAGCTAACTGACGCATCACCGTCAAATCACGAATGTCCTCAACGAGTACATTTGCGTAATCATCAGGCACTAAGAATCCACCACGAGCGTTCGTGCCTTCAACTAAAACTTGAAGTTTCTGAACATCGCCAGTAATCATCGCCTGGATAAAGTGCATTGTTCCCTGAGAAACTTCTTTGTGTTTCTTGTCGTCACGATTTGGAAGCTCAACCTTGATCTTGTTAAGTTCCTCAACAGATTTTCGCCCGCCAAGTTTTTTGTCAACAATGTAGGATGGAGTCCTCACTTCGACAGTCTTTTTCTCACTAAGAATTTCATCTAGTTTTTCTTCAAGTGATTTAAGACGTGCAGTGGATTGTTCGTTCACTACGGAGGCCAACTTTTCAGCAGCATCATCAATTGCCTTTTCCTCGTCACCTTCTTCGGCTTTAGCTTCTGCTAATAGAGTATCAAGCTCTTTTTGTTCTGCTTCGGATAAGCCATCTCTGGCTAGTTTTTCTCGAAGTTCTTTAATTCTTCCCATTGATTTCACCTTTAAGCGAAACAATTGTTTTTTCAACTGCTCGCTTGATAATATTTATTTCACGAGCCGCACGTTTGTCATGTGCTAGTTTATCAGCAGCACGAACTGCTACTTTTTGCAAAAATAGCCTGTCCTTTGCGACACGTTTATCGACCTTTGTATGCGGATTGAGGTGTTTAAGCCCCTTCACCGCCAGCTCGGTTTTTTCGGCAATAGAATCAACACGAGTTTCCAAATCAGATATTCGCTCATATAAGTGAGCTGGAACGCCAATCTCGCCCATTTCATCATGTGTAAATCCTGCGCCCTTGAGTGACTTGTAAGCCATCGTCATTGCTTGAGGATTAGCCGGAACTGATACAACAGAAATTTCTAATAGCTCCTGCTTGGTGTAGCGGTTTTCATCTGCATCAATTGGCATGAAGCCAACAGAAAAAGCCCTCAATATGCCCTCTTGCATAAGTTGTTTTATTTCCCTGCCTCTGGTTGTAGCGTCTGAAATAAACGCTTTAAACATCAACTTTGGTTTGCCTGATTTTTCGATCCACACCCTCTCGGCTTTGCCGATTGGTGTCATGTGGTCGTGTCCCCACAATATGATTGGGTTTTTCTTGAAGTTTTTTAATTCCCATCCACCCACTTCAACAACTTCACCCTGTCTATCTTGTGATTCGGTTGAGGCGACTGCGATGAAAGAATCGTCTTCTTGTTTTTCAACAAATGCCTTTGTGTATAGCTTCATCTAAGTCCTCGATATTACTCTCTTGTAATATCTGAACTTTGTTTTCTGGTCAACAACTAGGCTTCTTTTTCGGTTGCTTCTGCATTGTCTTCAAGCTTTTCAAGGCTTTGCAATATGTTGACTATTTTGGCAACTTCCACATATGGACGTTTGCCGACATAGGCAAGAATGGCATTGACTTGTTCGGTTGAGATTTTAAACATGGCACTCCTTTCACGAGTAACTATATCAACCCACCCCCATAATTGGCAATCCATAACGTCTGGTGTTTGCTGGTGCATCCCCTGCCTCATCTAACCACCATAATTTTGTTGGCGGTGTCCATAGCTGTTGTGGGCGGTTGTGTAACTCAACTACTTCTTCGGGAGCTAACGCCCTATCCCATACACCGACCAACGAATGTCCACCAGCGGTATATTCAGCCCATGAACCAGTTGAACGGTTGAGCGTAGTAACTGCGACATTTCCAATCCAGTTGTCAGATGAGTTGTACCAAATGTTATTAGTGGAAAAGCCTGTTTGTTCTTCATATTCAATATTACCGATTTGCGTCCCACCACTTGCCCAAGTTCGCACCGCACTGGGGTCATTGCTATCTTCGATGTCTCGATAAAACCTAACCGTTCCGCCCTGTCTGGTTACTACATAAGTATGGAAGTAATCAGTCGAAGATTGATCCCAAAATGAAGTTGATGTGGTGGTGATTGTATCAGATGAGGAGCTTCCAGTTGCAATATGAAATAAAGCCCCGTTGCCACTATCATTTCTTTGTAACTGGTATGCCATGTACGGGTTCGGCCATGTACCCAAGTTGCTAGATGGCATACCAATAACTTTGGAGTTAGAAGTCCCCCACCCTGCAATAAATCCCCTGAATAATAAAGTTATGTCGCTGGGTACTCTTTGATGTCGCCCTTGAGGGTCTTGAGTGGTAACACTTCCCCAACTTTCTTTGCCCCACATTATCCCTGAGAACACTGATGCGGTACGAAAAGCATCAATTGAACCCAGTAACGGGTCAATAGCACTATTTCTTAAATGATATGACTCATACCACTGACCAGAGGCAACAGTTCCAGCCCTATAGCCATAAACCATATCATCATAAGAACCGGCTGCTCCACCAGCCAGCAAGCGTATACCTTGAGCAAGTGGATTGCCCTTGTTGAGCCGATTAGCCCCCATTTTGGGGTTAACTGGTTGTCGCTTGTTGTTTTGTAGCACAACTACACCACTGTGGCAATCACGCCTACATATTCAAGCACAATCGGAGTTGCTGGTGCGGTTTCCCCTGTAACGTTTTCCACAACAACTCCCCAGTGAACAGGTAATATACCGCCAAAGGCTTGAGCGATACTCCAAGGTCCACCGTTATAGGTTGTATTGGCTGCCGGTGCGAACACCGATGCTAATTGCATCATGTTAGGTGGGTCGGTTGGTGTTACGGAAGCTGAATTTTCACCGATTGCATCTGTGAAGTTTGAATCATCAGTTGACGCTACCAGCCAAATTCTAAAAGCTTTAAGATCGCTTGAAGCGTTTGATGCGTGAGTTTTAAACTGCCCTTGTAATAAAGCGTCCACATAGAGATTGGAGTTGTTATCCACCCAAGTTGATGAACGATAAACATCAGCCGCCAGTGTTCCAGTATTTATGGTGATCGCTGTATTGGAAGCGTACTCTAGGTTTACATCAGCCATTAGCTAACTCCCGATAATGCGTCCCATATTGCCGACATCTGAAACTCTAAATCTCCATCTGAAATATCTTCACTGGCTGATTCACTGGATAGAATCGGCTCGGTAACGCCTGTTAGGATTGTTGAATTGGTGGTAACTGCTAACATTACTTGGTCATCGGCCACTCTCTCGCCCTTTAGCACCTTATCGGCATAAGTGGCTCGCTCAGCATGATTTGCGGTTCCACCGTCCTCAGCCATAACATCAAGTGCTGTTTCCACCAAGCAAGCTAACACTCTACGTTGTAAGTAGCGGTTATTCGCCAGTCCTGATGATTTTTTGTAATCTACTGCCATATATTCTCCTATTTATAGTGCAAATTTATTATACATGCTCCTGCTCCTGGAGCGGTGTTCCCTTCTGAATCAGTCGAACATGCTGCGGTAATGGCCGTGCCATACGCAACCCCTTGAGGTATGTTGTAGGTAAATCCCGCACCGTCTGAATCGGCGTTGCCCGGTATTA